GTTCGTGTGCGGGATGCCAGATAGTTTGTTTCATGGTGGCTGTGCCTTTCTGTTGGGGGGTGGGCCTTCTCGTGGGTGGGCCTAATATGACAGCGGGGTTGCAGCTGCCGACTTAATGGCGGGTTCTGTGATGGCTTGGGGGTGCGACCCACACCACTCATAGGCTGAGCGGTAGGAGAAGAACTGTTGATTTAGTAAGCGCTCGACTTGAAGCGGCTTGAGTTTCCTGACCTCACGCTTGCATTCATATTCAGCGCGGCGCTGGTGGTGTGTTCCGTAGGTGTCGATTACCCACACCATCAGAATGATGAAGAGGCAGAAGGGGATAACAGCAAGCTTTACAGCTCGCTCAAGTGTTGCGTTCTCGGGGTGGACGTGGCGTCTAGTCATGAGGGTGTGTCCTTAGTAGGCGATGAAAAGCGACGTGAGGATGATGAGTGTGAGGCAGTCAATGGGAAGGAGTCTTGAGAGCCCAATCAGGGCTGTGGCCAAGGCGATAGTTGCGAGGATGAGTTGGGGGGTCATGTTGTGCCTTTGTTGAAGTGGGTGGCAGGAGTGGGGTGGGTTGCGCTTCTGCGCTCCTCAATTCCACCTTGACTCCAAGCGTAGCTCATGCTACAGATACAGTCAAGTTGATTGTTCAACTATTTTCACCGAGGCGATAAGGAGCCCAATCATGCACCCATCCAAAGCGGATCTCATCTCTCAATATAGAGGGAAGACTAAGCTCGCAGAAGCAACGAACTGCTCAAGAGCGCATATACATGACATCATCAGAGGGCGGCGCGTGGCTGCCAAAGAGCTCGCCATCACGCTCGCGATAAAGGCGAATGAAGTCTTTAACGTCAACTTCTTCGAGCCTAACGATTTCAACCCTGAGCTGAGCACAGCGCTGAGAAACCTCCAGCCTGATGTTAAATTCTTAATCACCTACCTTGACTCTAAGGTTGCTCAGTCAATGACCGCTGAGGAGCTGACGCTCGCCAGCCCTGATGACCTCGAGCTGCTCACCGCCCTCCATGAATGTGTCTGGGACGGACAGCGCCAATTGATCCATCAGGGCTCAACGCTCATTGAGCTCGATGACCATGATCCTGACCTTGTGGATGTCGACTAATGAAGGAGATCGACGTGAGGCGAGCGATTCACAAGCTTGACCTCAAGCCCAACACCAAGCTGACCCTCTTGGGGATCCTCTGCTATGTGAAGTGGGATAGCTTCACCGGGCAGGTGAGCGCTAAGGACATCAGCAAAGAGATGAACATCAATGAGCGCTCAGTGAAGCGAGCACTGAAAGAGCTCATTGACTTAGGGCTATTGACCAGATCAGCCCAACGACGTAACGAGACCCAACATCATCGAGCCATGACCAAAGTCAATGTTGAGCTCATCACTGGGACCATTATCACGCGGTCACCCAGTGTCATAAAGACACCCCCTAGTGACATATTGTCACTACCCCCTAGTGACATAGTGACACCCCCTAGTGACATAGTGACACCCCCTAGTGACATAGTGCCACTACCCCCTAGTGACATAGTGACACCCCCTAGTGACATATTGCCACTACCCCCTAGTGACATAGTGCCACTACCCCCTAGTGACATAGTGACACCCAATACAACTAAGGATAACAACAAAGGATATACAACAGAGGTTTCAACAGAGGAGAGCAATGAAGAAGACAACCTCATCAGCTCGCTCTGTGAGCTTGGGTTGATCCCTGAGAACATTGAGAAGTCAGTTGAGATCCAGATGGGGATTGGCAAGACACGCATTGAGGCTCTGAGGATCCTGCACAACATGCAGAAGAAGTATATTGAGAACCAGAGGCGAAAAAAAGTATTAATCAGAGGAGGATTTAAATGAGCGACTTCACGAGACTTGGCAGCGCCCAAGAATGGGATCACATCACTCACAGGCTCATGGAGCTTAAGGCACAGTTTCAGATGAGACAACTCCACAGTCCAAGAGAGGTGAAACAACTAGGTGATTACTCTCACCTCAATTCAACCAATCTCGAGGATCTGGACTGGATTGACGAAGCAGCTCCAAGGCTCACCATCAAAGAGATTCCTCTCTGCGGTAGATGTGATGATGGCTGGTTGAGAGTGCAGGATACTCGCAACTGCGTGAAGCTCTGCCACTATTGCGAGCTCCCCAGAAGGCGCGCCAAGCGTCTCAATAAGCTGGAGCTCCCTGCTGACTCAGTTGGCATGCACCTTGGCCGCTACATCTGGGACAGCCCAGACCAAGAACGGCGCGTCACCTCGATGCTCAATCACCTCAATGGTTCACAGCGGCTCCCTCATTGCCCCAGCTCCTACCTTTGGGGTCCACCGGGGAACGGCAAAACATCCTTACTTTATTGCTTGGCTCGATGGGGGTCCTTCAACGATTTGAGGGTTACCTACATAAGCCACACCAACCTCATGAACCAAATCAAGGAAGGCTTCGGGGAAGGCAAGCGGCGTGATCCTCTGCGCGGCTGGCTGGATCGAACTGACTTGCTGTTGCTCGATGAGCTGGGAGGGCTTGGAGGTCACGCGAATAAAACCGCGTGGTATGTCAGCCAGACCACGGAGATTCTCGGCTCGATCTATGAGCGGTGGTCAGGAGGTAAGTTGGGTGTGGTGATGACAAGCAACCTCCAGCCTCAGCAGCTCGCCCAAGTATTTGGGCGTAACGTCGCGGCGCTTAGTCGTCTTCGAGCAATGTTCGGGTCTCCCATCCAGATGACTGGACCTGACCGGAGACAGAGCGCTGATGAGCGGCTAAAGGAATGGGGCCTTTGACAGAGCCTCAAGCTTATGCTCTATTGGTTTTGCGCCTCCCTGCCCTAGACCCATAGTCTCTTGAATTGCGTTCACTCTATCATTTCAACCGAGTGGGGAGGCCACCCTTTATCTTGGAGCGTGATAAACCTTAGCGCTCGTAATTCGTCCAGTGATTGAAGCGCGATAATGAATAAGCATTGCTCCTGGATTGATTGTGAAGATCGAGCGCTCAAAGCTTGATGATCTATAGCAGGGCGCAACATCAACTGAGCCTGTGATGTTTATTTTGAGTTGACCAAAACCCTCAACAAATTCAGAGGTCATTAACGTGACCTCATGGTGAGGGTCAACAAGCTCGAGCTCAATTGGAACTTCATGAGCAGTGAAAAGGACATTCATATTCTCTCCTCTCCTTGTGTTTATTGTTATACATATGTATAACAAAAATTGAAGTGGGTTAATGAGGAGTTGACCTGAATGGGCGGGGGGGCTGGGTGCTGCCTCCTCGCCTTTTCTTTTTTCGGGAGAAAAGCATGAGCGGCAAAAGTCAAACGATAGCCTTGAGGGTGACCCCCAATGAACACAGCTTCGTTGCCAATGAGGCCAAGAAATTCGGCTGCACAAGCTCAGCGCTTATCAGAGCACTCATCAAGATCCACTTCGACTCACGAAAGAATCAAGGCGATTTAGCACAGCGCGTTGAGCGCTATCTGGAGGCACCACATGACTAGTAGTATTAACAAGATCTGTCTCATTGGGAATCTGGGCAAAGATGCCGAGATGCGACAAACGACCGGCGGCGCTTCATATTGCCACTTCTCGATGGCGACATCAGAGCGGCGCAAACAAGGAGAGCAGTGGATTGAGGAGACCGAGTGGCACACAATCAAGGTCTGGGGCAAGTCGGCCCCAAGGGCAGCAGAGCTGAAGAAGGGTGGCTCAGTTTACGTTGAGGGTCGATTGTCCTCCTATGAAGTCAATGGTCAACGGCGGTGGGAGGTCATCGCTTATTGCTGGAAAAATCTGACAGCCAAGAGTGATCACCTCCTCCCTCCTGATCCCCCTCAGCGAAGCGCTTGGAGTGCCACACCAGGAGGATGGTCATGAGTGAACGTTATGAGCGCAAGGTACTGGAGCGCCTCGAGGAGCTCTTGGTGCTTAATGCCAGAGATCATGGTGACTACCTAAGTGAGCAAAGCCGGGATCTGCTCGATAGAATCAGAGAAGTCCTCAATGCTGAGGAGGCCATATATAAAAAAGAAAATGTTACCCACAACGCGCGCGCGCGCGCGCAAGGGGGCCAAGATGGCGATCAAGGCTGAAGCAAAAGAGCAGCTCCTCGAGGCGCTCAAAGAAGGCGCCACCATTGAAGGAGCTTGCGCTTGGGCCGGCATCGCTAAGCAAACTTATTACCGCTGGTGTAAGACTGACCCTGAGTGGGCTGACCTCAGTGAGCGCGCCATGAACTTTGCTGAGGTCATCTTGCTTCGGCAACTCAAAAGAGCCGCTGAAGATAAGATGGGAGATTGGAGAGGAACCGCTTGGATTCTTGAACGGCGGTGGGCTGAGCGATGGGGGGCGCGTCAAGAGGTCCAGCTCAACCATAACCAAGCAAACGACGGCGGCGCGTCTATGGTCATGGCGATGATTTTACAAACTGACGAGAGAGTTAAACAATTAGAGAAGGAGAAGGAAAGTGATGATGAAGACGTATGACACCACCAAGATCAACGCGGCTCCTGTTCTCGCTCGATGGGCGTTTCAAGATAGGAACCTAGTGAAGCTCTTGAAGCTGAGAGCTGATAAAGGCGGCGCTGGCGCTGAGCTCGCTGAGGAGCTGCACAATGTTTATAGAAAACGCCTCGAGGAGCTTGAGGCGATGATCACCAAGAGGTCAAAGTGATGGTTCAAATTTGCCTAATGCGTGAGTGGTCGATGCTTCATCACTTATTTAGTGCTACCTATGAGATTGAGGGTGATTGGGTCAAGGTCGCTGAGGAGAGTCAAGATCATGGTTGGCAGCGCTCCACAGTGGACATCATCAACGCTGAGGTTGGCGCGACTGTTCACAAGCACACCACTGATAAGGACGGGCGCAAAAACACCACAATCTGGCGCGTGACTGAGGAAGGCCTTAAGCTATGGGAGAACCAAGAGAGCTAAGCCTCAACCCACTCCAGCAAGACCTCATCGCGAGGATCAGAAGACAAGATAGAATCATCGCGGCTCGATGTGGTTGGGGAGCTGGCAAGACTTCAGCGCTAGTATTCAGCATCCTCTTTATTTCCAAGTGGCGCGCCGGGAGCTCCAGCTTACTGGTGACCGACACCAACCCCAGATACAACTCTGTGTTGATGCCTGAGATGGAAAAATGGTTGTCGCCATTGGGCTGGACCTATAACCACTCTCTGAGGCAGTGGCTAGACCCAACCACAGGCTCAACGGTGTGGTGTCGCTCTTACTTTCGACCCGGCACAAGGGACGCAACCCATAACCCGCTTGAGGGTTTGAATATCACCTCTGGCTGCTGTCTCATCGACGAGTGCCAGACGCTCACCGCTGAGGTGGCGCATAAAGCGCTTGGTCGTCTGCGCTCAGGTCCATCTCCCATCATGATCCTTGTGGGCCTTCCTGTGGCTGACGCTTGGTGGTGTGCTATGGCTGAGGGCGCTGGGCTATCACCTCTGCTCTTCACCTCATACGTCAACAAGGCCCATCTCTCTGACGAGTGGTTTGAGGCTACTGAGCTGCTCCCTAAAGAAGAGCGTGAAGCCATGGTGATGAATAAGCCGCGTCCACCAAGCGGCTTGGTCTATTCAGAGTTTGACGTTGATACGATGGTGATTGATGATTGGGAGTACTCGCCAGAGATGAGCGCGAGGATTGCTATTGACTGGGGATTCAGAAAGCCATCAGTGCTCATCCTCGCTCATGATGAACGGTTAGGCGCTGATGTGATCTGTGCTGAGCTGAACCCCAATGAGGTCACCATTGAGCAGCTAGCCTTAATGATCCTCGCTATTGCTTGGCCGCGCTCGATTCAGGACCAAGCGCCAGCGCCTCGCATATGGCTTGATGAGGGTTGCGCTGACAAAGCCGGCAAAGCTCGCAACGACCAAACCGGCGCTTCAGCATTTCGAGCAATGCGAGCAGCTCCCCCCAAAGGTTTAGGGATCCCGTTGAGGTCAACCACTGATCCAATCAGAACCGATATTCTCAACGGGGTGCAGAAGCTCAAGCGAGCATTCACGCGGCGTCAATATCTCATCACTCGTGAAGTCTGGGACGCTGGCGAACGCTCACCGGGCAACTCAATCAGGAAGGCGCTGCTCTCTTATCAGTGGGAGCGAACCAAAGAACAGCCTAAGAAGGATGGGCGAGAAGACCCACTTGACGCGCTCAGATATGATTGCATCATGTGGCGATGGGCAGATGATTCCACAGTGGACCGGCGCAAGTATCAACCCAGAGCCTCACCGCGATCAAGAAAGGTCAGGGTTGGAGGCGCTAGAGCAAGAGGGAACTTTTAATTGCTGAGAGAGTCAGAGCAATATAAAGAGCGGTCGCTCACAATTGTGCTTTTAGACTTGGTCAACTCAACTGGCTTTGTTGAGACCGCTGGCGCTCAACGTGCAGCGCGATGGTTTCAGTATCACGACCGGCTGACGCGCTCCCTTCTCTATCGCTTCAGCGGCCGAGAGATCGACAGGTCAGACGGGTTCCTCTTTACGTTTGATCTAGCTCATGAGGCGCTCAGCTTCGCGCTTTATTACCAGCAGACGATTCCCCAGAAGATCCACATTAAAGCAAGAATTGGGATTCATTATGGCTGTGTTGTTGAGGTGCATCAAATTGAGCTTTTGGTATTGGTGGGAGCGAAGCCCATTGAGGTGGAGGGCTTGTCAAAGAATATCGCGGCGAGGATCATGAGCTTGGCTCAACCCGGTCAGGTCTTGCTGAGCGCGCCAGCTTTTGAGCGCGTCAAGAACAGGTCCAACGGGATGACCCCAAAAGGGACGCGCTATGCTTGCGTGGGGCTTTATCGTCTACAGGGAGTGAAAGAGCCTCAGGTTATTTATGCCGCCGGCTTACATATCAAAACACTTCAGCCACCACCATCAACCGCCAAGGTCAAGAGGTTGGGCGGCCCAAGAAAGGTCAGGTCTCGAATGAGGCACAAATCATTTTTAGAGTGGTCTGAATTTATACTCCTCTTTTTATTTTGGTTAGCATTGGGCTATCTGGCCGTGCATATGTGGCCATACATTAAATTTAAATTCTGGGAGTGGTGGAATGAACAACGATGAGGAGAAGAAGACAAAGCGCGGCTGGTGGTTCTCTGTAATCTTTATGGGTTTGGTGATGGGCCTGATTATCTTTTTGGCTCGCGTGGAAATAATTGAAAAAAATAGAGATGTGCTCATTGGAATCTTGGGGATGATTACGGGTTCAATCTCCTCAATGCTCGCTATTGCCAGCGGTCGAGATCCAGCTGAGGTTGATGAGCTCAGGGGAGAGGTGGGCAAGCTTAACGCTGACAGGGCGGCGCTCATCGCTCGCCTCAGAGATGCTAATATTCAGCTTCAACTGAAGAATGATCACTTGCTGGAATTACAGCTGGCGATGATCAAGGCGCTCACCAAGCTAGAGGTGAATTTTGTTTCAGAAGAGGTTGAGCTTCATGAGCAGGTCAAGGAGTGGTTACCTTCTGTTGAAAAAAAAGAAGAAAACGGTTAGGCTTAAGGGAATCATAAGGAGCGCCCATGAATGAGCGTACAGCACCCAAACACTTAAGAGCGTCAACGCCTCGCTTTGGCGTTAAGGGAATCACAGGGACTCAGCTGAATGCCGGCACCTTGTCGGTAGAGTCTAACCCAGAGCTCACCGGCCTCAATTGGGTTCAAGCTGCTGAGGAGATGTTAAGGACTGATCCCATAGTGAGGCGCTCTTGGCACATGTTGAGGCAGACCTTACTGAGCGCTACTTGGAGATTCACTCCAGGGATTGAGGGTGACTTGGTGAGTGAAGAGCTGGCCCGGTACGCTAATGAAGCGTTTGGCCTCGACGGTCACTCGGGACAAATGGAGAGCTCATGGGAAGAACAACTGAGCTATCTTTTTGAATTTGTCCCTCTTGGTTATCGCTACGCTGAAGAGGTCTACAAGGTTGGGCCTGACTCAACGGGAAAAGTTAAGGTGTGGCTGAGTCATTACGCTGACCGGGAACCTAGCGCTCACAGTCGTTGGCTGAGTCGCGACTCTCAACACCTCGATGGGGTTCTTCAGAATATGGTTGGATCAGGGAAACAGCCAGAGCCCATCCCAGCCAACAAGCTCCTCCTGCTCACGCTCAACCGTACCGGCTCAAACTTCGAGGGCGTTGGAATGTTGCGCCCTGTGTGGTGGTGGTGGCGAACTAAGCAGCGCGTCTCAAACCTCATGTGTGTAGGGCTCGACCGTTGGGCCGTTCCGACTCCCAAGGTAGTGGTTGACCGCTCGACCGCTGAACAAATCGGGCTCACTGATGGTGATATTGACGCGATGATCAACGACGCTGAAGCTCAGGCTCAAGCGTTCATCTCATCAGAGCAGAGCTATCTTGTTGAGAACTCAGCGGTAAAGTTTGAGACTTACGCCGCTCAGCCTAATCTTTACGCTGATGGCCCAATCAATATAATTTCCAAATGTGACAGCCAGATTGCAGCCGCTTTCCTCGCTCAGTTCGCTGATTTGGGCCAGACTGAAACCGGCGCTCGATCTGTGGGAGAAATCCACCTCTCAGTATTTCGGCGCGCTGCAATTAACCTTTGTGACTTGGTGGCTGCTCAGGTGAGCGGCCCTGACCGTAGAGGAGCCGGCACGATTGGCCGGCTGATTCGCTGGAACTATGGAGCGGTTGACCCTTCTAAACTTCCTCGCCTCACTCACACTGGCCTTGACACTGATGAGCTTGGAAGCTCGCTTAATGCTCTGCCTCAACTGGTGACAGCGGGGCTCATCACTCCAGACGATGAGCTAGAGCGAGTCATCAGGGCCAAGATTGGTGCAGGGGATTTGCCTGAAGATGCTCAGCGTAGCGCTGTTTCTCGAATCCCAACTTATAGCGGTGGCGTGTCTGCTCTAGCTGAGACCCTGATCAAGAGGCGGCGCAATGGTTAAGGCGATCAAGAAGAAGAAGAAGAGGACCGAAGCCCAAACACCGGCCAAGCCTCAAGAGCGCATCAGAGGAAGCAAGGCCAATCCAGAAGGGTCAGCCAGCGGCTCACGTGGTGGCATCGAGATCGGAGAGCGAGCGCAGAAGGCGCTTGAGAACATGAGGGACAGCCACAATGAACGATACACGAACGCTCATCGCCAAGTTAATATGGGTCAGCTTAAAGCTGTGTATCGTCGCGGCGCTGGCGCTTTCTCTGTTAGTCACCGGCCTGGTATGACTCGAAATGGTTGGGCGCTGGCTCGCGTTCGAGCGTTCCTTAAACTGGTGGGTAAGGGTGAGCGCAAGAAAGCTTATACCGGTGACCTTGATCTCTTGCCTGATGGTCACCCATCCAAGCCAGCAGCTGAGAAGAAGGCTGAGCTGAATCTGAAGCGATACGATCACATTGATTTCACTCCACCCAAAGGAGCGCAAGAGGCTGGAAGGCGAGCGCTTGAGGTGAGAGAGAGCAAGCCCATCTCCCAGCGAGGTATGACCTCAGTGGGCATCTCTCGAGCTCGCGACCTCTCCAACGGTCGAAAGATGAGCCCCGATACAGTACGCCGAATGCTCGCCTATTTCACACGTCACCAATCTGACAAGCAGGGCTCAACTTGGAGCGATCAAGGGAAGGGCTGGCAAGCTTGGCACGGTTGGGGCGGTGACGCTGGCTTTGCTTGGGCCCGAAAGGTAGTTAACCAAATGGACGCCGCCGATAAAAAAGCGCAAGCGCTCAGGGCATACTCTGAAGCGCTATCAACCCAACACACTTATGATATCCCTGATGGCCTCACAATTGGCCGGCCTTTCAAGACGCTGTCTCTGGGCCAAGTCAGCTCTCGAATGAGCGGTCAGGATATCGGCAAAGAGATCACTATGGAGATGCTCAGTGAAATGGTCAGAGTTTTCAACGCTCGCCGCGCTGAAGATCCTGTGGTGATTGATTGGCAGCACGCCACATCTCCTTATCAAGACGGTCCACCAGCTCCACCAGAGAGCGGCAACGCTCTGGGGCTCATCGCTGATCTTGAGCTGAGAGAAGATGGCCTTTACGCAATTCCCGCTTACAATGAGCGCGGCTTGAATGTCGTTGCTGAAGCCGGTGGAGTCTTGTGGAGCTCCCCTGAGTTTCTCGCCGGGGATGTATTTGACAGAGCTGGAGGAAGTCACATTGGAACCGCTCAGTTATTGGCGGTCACCCTTACACCAAGGCCAGCTCAATCACACTCTAAAATTGACAGAGTCACCCTCAATGAAAGGTTTGCAGACATGGATGACCTCGCCAACATGGACCTCGATGATCTTCGCGCCATGCTCATCTCAAAAGATGAGATGGTCAAAAGACTCGAGGCCCAAATCAAAGAAATGAAGAAGGACGCTGAGTCTAAGATCTCTTCTGACGCGCTCGAGGAGCAAGACAAGGACAAAGAAGAGAAGATGAGCGAAGACGAAGACAAAGAGAAGAAAATGGCTGAAGACAAAAAAGATCACTACAAGATGAGTGAGGCTGTGAGCCCTGAGCTGCTCTCTGAGTTCAACGCTCTTCGTGAGAAAAATGAGCAAATGGCTAAACGCCTTGAGACCATCGAGCGAGAAAAGCGCTCGATCGAAAAGCGCGAAGCGGTTAGCGCTCTTCTTCGTGATGGTCGCATCGAGCCAAGTCAAGAAAGCGTTGCCGGCAAAGCTTGGGAGCTCAGAGAAATTCAGCCCGAGTTCTGGCAGATGTTCAGCGAGCGTCCAGCTGGCGCGGCTGTACCTCTTCAAGAGGTTGGTCATGGTGCAAGCGGCCGAGAGATCAACCGCCAATCACTCGACGCAGAAATCAAAAAGCTAGCCGCTGAGAAGAGCATTTCTTACAGCGAGGCGCTTAACCAATTCCGTACTTCAAACCCTGACTTCTATACCAAAGCATTTGGAGGCTGATCATGGCCAACACTGACAATATTTTAAGCTTTGTCGCTGCTGAGGCAATCACTGAGTATGCGATTGTTTCACTCAACGCTGCTGGAAAGGTCGTGATCACTGACGCGGCCACAGACCCTAACGCTATCGGAGTAGCTCAGCGCGCTTGTGAAAGTGGTGAACCTGTTGACGTGGTGATTCATGGTATTACTCGCGTGATTGCTGGCGAGTCACTCACCTTTAACTCTACTCCTCTCCTTGCAGCTGCTCTTGGTGGAAAGGTCCAAGCTTGCGAGCCAGGCGACACGACTTTTTATCAACTCGCTCGAGTAATTCCTAATGCTAATCAAACGAGTGCCAGCGCTGGAGACCAGATTAAGGTCTTGTTCGTTGGACCCACCACGCTCAACACTTAAGAGGTGAACAATGGCCAGCTCATATTCTAATCTCCATCCCGTAGACCAGATCTTAACCAGCCTTGTCGTTGAGGCGGTCCCTAGTGATGATCAGCTCATTGCTGATAAGATCTGTGAAAACATCACCATCCCTGAGCGCTCTGGGACTCTTCTTCTTGAAGAGACTCGCAACTTCATGGGCGCTGGAGCAGGGCTTGACCTCGAGCGCGCTCCAGGTTCATCACGAACTTCAATCGGTGGATTCGACCGCTCATCACAAACCTTCAAGGCCAAGATCTATGGCGCTCAGGACTCCATCGCGATGGAGGACATTCTTGACTCTCAATATCCGGGGAGTGAGGAGCAGCGCATCGCTCGCAAGGTTGCACGAGTGATGAAGCTCGCAAGAGAGAAGCGCTTCGCTGATGTCCTCTTTGACTCAACAGCGTTCGCCACCTCAACACCGGGTATTAAATTTGATGCCGCTGGTGCTGAGCCGCTCACCTTCCTTCATGAGCTTAAGGATACTGTCTTTGCTGCTGCTCATGGGATCAACCCAGACAGCCTCATCTTTGGGCGCGATGTTTTCCGACAGTTAGCGCGTAACCCAGAGATTAGAGGTTATGTGGGGTCAACCTCCAGCGGGCTCGCAAGTGGCAACCGCATTCTTAATGATGAGGCTGTTCTCTCTGTGCTTCGTGATGTGCTTGGAATTCCAAATGTTTACGTTGGCCAAGCTCGCCAAGATACCGCGGTCCCCGGCGCGACTAGCTCAGAGTCTTATATCTGGAATGGCGAGAGTATCTTCATGGGGATCCTCAAGGGCTCTGATGCAATCGTCCAGAAGAGCGGCAACGTTAAGGGTATGCCTGTGGCAGCGCTCAACTTCCAGTTTGGAAGCATGGTGGCCGGTCAATATGACAGCCTCGATAAGACACGCCGCTATGTATACGCTGAAGAAGTCCACGCGGTCCAAGCGATTGACTCAACGCTTGGTCACGTTGTTACCGACTGCTTGACCTGATTCATGTTGATGCTCAGTGAGTGTACATGTGGAGCTGCTCAGCCCACATTATTATCAGAGGATGCTGACCGTAAAGCCATAGATGATCTGTCCCGACAGGTCAAAGGGCGGCGGGGGCCTCTGGCTCAACTCACTCGAGCTAAACGAGATCAGCTTATTGCTGAGGTATCGGCTGAGCGGTCGTTTGAAAAAGCGATGGGCTCAGCGCGGCGCGATCTCCTTGATTTAATGGAGCTCGCTCTTTCCTCTCAAGACCCTCAACTCTTGCTTCAGCTCGATGATCAGCAACTCATGGATTTCATCATGAGAGGCGGCATGGGGTTAGCTGTTGATGAGTTCGTTGAGAGTCAGGAGAGGATCAGAGAGGCGGCGTTGAGAGGGCTTCAAACCATTGAGCCCAATCTTGACCTCAACTCAATTCCAGAGCTTGACACCATCCAAGCTCAAATCACTTCTCAGGTCTTCGAGGATGTTATTCTCCCAGACACCAAGAAGGCGGTGAGGAGCGCTCTCACCTCAATCTCAGTGGGCGTCCCAGCTGAGATTATCATGAGTGATCTAAACTTAGTTCTCACTCGAAGCACAGGGCGCCAGCTCACAGAGGTCAAGACAGCGATCTCACAATATGGGCGTTCAATCTCAGCGGCTGCAGCTGTGGCCGCTGAGCTCGATCATTATTTATACACTGGACCACAGGACGGGATCACCAGACCCTTTTGCAAACCTCTGGTTAACAAGGTGGTGACCAGTGCTCAAATGAGTCAGCTGAACAATGGGCAGGGTCTCCCAGTGATCACCAGCGGCGGCGGTTATAACTGCCGGCACAGCTGGAGCCCAGTGACCGCTTCATTCATTGACTCCGCTGGGCTCGATGTCGCGAAGTCGGCAGATATCAGGAAGGCCAACCAAGGAGGCAAGCGATGAGGAAGACACCCACCGGTCAAGTGATTCATTTTATTTGGAATCCACGGTCACCCTACACAGGCAACGCTACACTCACCGTTGACTTCAGGACCCCCTTCTCAAGTGTGCTGACTCAACAGAGATCAGATGTGAGCGTGACCTCAATCGCCACAGACAGGAGAACGCTGACGCTCTCTGCTCCCGTCGCTGTTGCGCTCGAGCGTGATGAGGTCAGAGCGTTCCTGACTACCACCAGAGATACTTGGTACTCAGTCAAGGTCAGCAGGTTGGGAGGTTCAACCGCTGTTCTTGCTGAGCCGCTACCAAGAGAGCTCGATCTCACTTCAGCCGCTACGCTTAACTTTGCTTCAGCGGCTGTTGATATTCCAGCGGTCAACGCGGTCACCGGGCTCTATCCTTACAAGATCGCCTATGAGTCAGATGCCGGCTCAAACGTCGTTGAGTGTGGAATTCTGAAGGTAACGCCGCGCCCCTTTGACACAGGGCTGAATCATGATCAGCTCGTTGATCGTTTCCCCCAGTTAGCTGACATGGTCCCAAGGCGTCAAAGCGATCTCTTACCACAAATCAGCGCGGCGCTTGATGAGATGATCTTAGCGATTCGTGATCATGTCGTTGCTGATGGCGTGACTGAGGATGAGGTCTTCAACCAAGGCTCATTCATGAGCGCTCACGCCTATTGCACGGCGGCGCTCGTGTATGAGTCAGCTCTTCAGCTTGATGTCGCTGAGCAGATGAGGGCGAGGTGTCAGGAGCTGCTTGAGGTCGCTCTCAGGTCAGTGACTCTTGACCTTGATGGTGATGGGGTTATTGATGAGGGAGAGATTGACCTTAGACGCACCGGCGGCAGCTCAACCGACTTCAGAGCGAGCTGGCGCGGCTACGTCAAGAGCGCCAATGATTCGCGGTTCACACCCACGCGAGGGATGAGGCACTGATGGCGGCGAAGATTAAACTAAACTTGCCGCGCTCACTGTGGACCGCTCAAGACTCTCTGAAGTTGGCGCTGAATACTTTGGCATCAATTAAGCTCAGGACAAGCAAAGGGCTGGATGCAAGCGGCAAGCCTTTCAAGCCTTACAGCACCACTCCGATTTATGTAGCGAAGCGAGGAGCGAGGCTCAAGCCAAAGGGGGGCCGGCCCAGTCGAACAGGCAAAAGCATTTATTATGAGGGCGGCTATAAACAGTACAAGCACCAGAGCCGGCGGCGAGATAAAAGCGCAGAGAGCGCAGAGGTTGACTTGGTTTTGAGCGGCAACATGATGAATAACTTGGTGGTCAAGAGAGTCACCAACACAGGCTTTACAATTGGCCTCACCAAGCATGCTCAATATGGATTCGCGGTCAATGAGACTCGTGAGTTTATCGGGCTAAGCCCTGATGACGTTGAAGTTTTGGTTGAGGCTGTTGAGGCCGAGTTGAGGCGCAAGCTATGAGCCAAGGAATCGCGGCAGCTCTCACTCACTTGGAGAGCATGATCATGGACGTGACCCCAAAGCGAGACGTGCATCATGGGTTTGTTGCTCTGGCTCGAGGAGATGGCAGCACACCACCATTAACTCAGCGGTCGAACTCAACACGCTTCTTTACTCTGGATATCTCTGGCTTTGTTGAGGACGATGGCGCGGCCGGCCTCTCAGGCCGCAGACGCTCAACCATTAATCTCAATGTGCGCTATGACATCCCAAGAGACGCGCTGTATTTACAGCGTATGATTTCAGAGGACGCTGAGAGTTTACTCGTGAAGCTCAAGGGCCCAGAGTATGACCTGGTTAATACTGGTATTGTCTCAGTGATTCCAGCAGCGCCAATCTTAACGCCGGTTGACGCGGTCAATGATACCGGCGCCTTTATCCTGACCCTTCCTTTTGTCCTGTTATATTTGGAGGCCTAATAATGACAGTAACTCATCGATCAATAAGCGTGGCTAAAGAGAACAGCTTTGGGTCACTCAGCAGCTCCACCGGTCTTCCTGATAATTCAGGGCTCACCTATACATCAATCCCGTGTGAGCGTGACCCTATCATTATCCCTGGTGAGGTGGTCGCCTCAGAGCGGAATGACGCTCGAGACGGTTCTTACTTTGTGCCACCAGAGCCGGACACAGTGTGGAGCGGCGGCAGTCGCGTGAGAAGGCGCACTGGTCAAGTAGTGGTCAGGGTCGACCTCACCACAATTGGCACCAGTACTGACACTTACGCTTCCAACTATCTGGGACATCTCTTAGGCGCTGGCCTTAAGAATCAGCTTCCCTCTATTGTTGACGGTGACGCGGCGAGCGCTATCACTAGCGTTAACCAGTTCACCCCAACCACGCCTTATGCAGTCGCTGACACTGGCTGCTTGATTGGCGCTGAGCTCAATGGGCGCGCTGAATATTCAGCGATCACTGATAATGATGTTGGTGGTGATGTTACGGTTTCACCGGCCTTCAGCGCTGGCTTCACTGGAACGCCCACGCTCTATTCATTGGCGACTTGGTACGTTCCATCAAGGAACGACACAGGGACCAAAGACCACTCACTGAGCTTCAGAGTTGATGGCGTCAATTATCGCTCTTACGCTTATGGCTGTGTGCTCGAGAGTCTTTCGATCTCGCTCGACAATGGCCGGCTTATGGGAGAGTTCACTTATCAGGCGGCGCTCATCCAAGACGACCACGCCAGCGCAGTTGGACCAATCGAGCCCGTCTATAACGCGGGTTCCCCTCCATTCTTCAGGGGCTCATATGTCGTGATCTCTGATGGCTCACCGGCAAGCCTTTCAAATGGCACAGTCGGAGAGACTCAAGGGCGAATCGCGCTGGACTGTGAAGACTTCACGTTGACGCTCACCAACACTCTCACACCACTGGGACACTCAAACAGCATCCTAGCAATGAGCGGTATGGATATTAGTGACGTATCGGTTGAGCTGAGTCTCACTCTCTCAACGGTGAATACGACAATCGCTAACGATTATTTTAACCGCACCGTTCGCCAAGTCATCGTTGGTACTGGCCCAATTGCTGATGGCAAGGGTTGTGCGCTCATGATCCCGGCGGCTCAGCTCACCAATGACCCAAGCGTTTATGACGTGAGCGGTAACGATATCGTCAGGCAACAGCTCACCTATCAACAGAGCCGCTATGCTGGAGACTTCACAACAGCTGCCTATGAGAGCAACGCTGGAAACTCACCGTTTAGATTAGGGCTTGGTGTCTGATGTTGCGCTTTCTCACTGATTCATCTCAGACCATTGAAGTGGTGGCGACCTGTGACCCAGAGGTGTTATGTGATGAGACATCGAGGCAACTCTATCTTGACTCGGGTGACATCGAGACGCTTGAGTCAGTCGGTGAGGATGCAACCTGCTTCACGCTCAAGGCGCTCTCACCAAGTGAGAGGGAACAAGCTGAGGTCAGGGCTGGAGCTCTTCGGCGGTCAGAGCTTGGCCGGCTCCTCTGGTCTGAAGCCCCAAGTGATTCAGCTGAGCGAGCGCGATGGCACCATGAGCTCTCTGATGATGAGCGTGAGGCTATGGCTGGATACCAAGCTTACTTATCTAGAGTCTATCTTGAAATGATTCGAGGCGCTCTCGTTCACATTGATGGCGAGGCGGCGAGCGTTGAGCAGCTCGCCATGATTCGGCCAGAAAGTCACAGAGTTCAAGTCATCTCCGAGTTGGTCCTCCACATTCAGAGAATCAGTCTGCTAGGTATTGAGGGAAAATAGCGCTTGCGGCTTCGGTGTGGCTTGGTCACTCTCGAGGCCGCGCTTGGAGTTGCGACCAATGCAGAGCTAATCCAAAGCTAAGAGCTCAGCGCGGCTCCTGTGGTGGACCCTTTCAGCAAGGGCTACCGCTTGTTCAAGAGGATGATGATGGCCTCTACGTTGAGGGCTTCAGGGTCTGCCCCGACAGCGGCGAGGACTTCAGCGATTTGAAAATTAGGTCTTGCCCGGTGGCTGGAGCCAACAGGATGGCCAGCATCATCGTTTCATACCGTCGCCACCAGTCTGGCCTTCTTTCTATTGAGCGAGCATATCCTAAACCAACTTGTGCTATTATCGAAGCGTTTGAGACTTTACACAGAAACTCAGAGGCAGCCCAGATCAGGGCTCAAGAAAGAGCGATGAGGCAGAGTGATGGCTAACAGTGAGGTTCAGATTGAGGTCACCCTTGACTCAAAGAGCGCATTAGCTGGGCTTGCAAAACTACAGAAGGGCGCTGAGGTAGTGGGTGAAGGGTTCAGCGCTCTGGGTGAGTCGGTGGAAGAGGTGGGCGGTGTGTCAGGTGAGGCGCTCATGGGGCTGGGTGAAAGCATTGGTGGAGTCGTTACATCAATGAAAGATGTGACCGCAGCGGCTGCTGTTGCCGGTGGCTCATTCTCCGCGTTGCTTGGTCCCATTGGAGCGGTTGCGATTGCTGCCGTGGGTGCTTATGAAGCATTTCAAGAGCTCTTTGGGGCCAGTGAAGAAGCGGCTGCACATGCTGAAGCGTTGGCTGAATCTTACAAAGGCGCGGCGGCTGACCTTACTGACTTTATGAGTGAGCTGGCTATGGCTGGCCACACCCTCTCAGTGGAGAGGGTTCGAGAGCTTGAGCAAATCTCTAGGCTTTCTCAGGCTCAATCTGACGAAGCCAAAAGCCTGAGAGAGGAGAGCGCTGAGCGAAGAGCTAGGATTGAGTTACTCAATGAAGAGATGCGAGCGCAAGATGAGCTGATAAATCAGCTGTCAGGGACTCAAGCAAGTTATGCAACGTTAGTGTCATTGACTCGTGATCAAAGCAAGCTTAGGACTGAAGCTGCCCAGCTTTCTCGTGAGGCAGCTCAAAGAGATCATGAGGCGGCACAACTGGCGATTGAGGGAGCGAAGGCCGCTGTTCAGCTTGAGGAGGCGAAGCGCGAGGAGTTCAAGAAGACCGCTGAGTTTAGGCAGCAGGTCCAAGAGAAAGAAACGCTTCTTTTGGAGCAAGCGGCTCTCGACCGCTTGGCCAAACTCAAGGGGAGTGCTGAGGCTGAGATTGTCACAGCGGTCACAGCATCAGGGCGCAAAGTGAGAGAGGTGGCCAAGGTTGAAGACGTGGCTGAGCGAGTTAAAAATGAAGCTATCGCGGCTGAGCGTGTGAGGCTTGAGGCTGAGATTGATCAGATCAATGAAAGGGCAGAAGCGAGGAGAAAAGCAGAGCGAGCGCGGCGGCTCGCTGCTCGCCGCGCTAATGCCGCCAAGGAGCTGGCGCTTGAGCGCATTAAGCAGGCAGAGCTTGCAAGGATCAGGATGGCAGAGATTGAGGCCATCAGGCTCAACGGGGCTAGTGCTCTTGAAGTGTTGCAGCTTCAGTATGAAGTTCAGGTCACGCTCGCCGGTGACAATCAGCGCAAGCTCACAGCGCTTGAACTTGAGTTTGAAAATAGGCGCACTGTGATTGTGCAGGAGGAAGAGCGCAAGAGACAAGAGGCGGCGAGGGTGGCCGCTGAAGAGGAACAGCGAAAAGCTCAACAGCGTCAAGCGTTTATCCTAAGTAGTTTGGAGTTCGACGCTCGAATGATGGAGGATGGGCTTGATAAAGAGCTTCAGCTGCTTAACCTTAAATATCGGCGTGAGGTTGAGCTTGCAGAGCACACTCAGGAAGAGCTCACAGAGCTTCAGAGGAGACATGAGGCTGAGCGCCTCGCGATCACTGAGAGAGCGACCAAGGCCCAGATTGAAATCTTGAATCAGCCTGAGCGCTTAATCAAATACACCACAGCGCTGAGCGAGGGCTTAGCGGAGAGCACCTACAACGCGGCTCTGTTTGGTGAGTCCTTCACTGAAAGCATTGGTGATATCCTTGTATCACTGGGCCGCCAAGCTGGAGTTGAATCGCTCATGGAGCTCGCAAAGGGAACAGCCGCGCTCTTCCTAAATCCAGCGCTCGCCTCTAATCACTTTGTGGCGTCTGCAATCTTTGGTTCAGCGGCGGCTATAGCAGGCTCAGCGGGTAAGGCGATGGGCGGCGGCGGTGGTGGTGGAGCGTCAGCAGCTGCTCGAGGCGCTTCGCCTTCTGGAGCTCCACAGACAGCGCCAGCGCCAGAGAGGGAGAGGGCTGAGTCAACCTCGATGGTCTTCAATATCAACTTTGGCAACTCAACGATCTACGACACCAAGAGAGCGGCTCAGGATGCTATGGCCAGCGAGATCATGAGAACGATGAACCGGCAGCGGCGGGGCTCGCCTCGCTTCATAGGAGTATGACCAATGCCTTTAAATAATCCGGCGCCTCAGTTTGGGTTGCTCACTGAGTACGACCTGAGAGACCTCAGTGGAGTCAAGCTCTTCACGCGAGGGTCGAGCCCCATCACCCTCCCCACCTTCTCAGCGGGTGAGGGCGTGTATGAAGACGCGGTCTTCCTTCTTAATGGGCGAGCCAGCGCAACCAACAACACAGCAACATCACAAGCCTATCTCTCAGCAACCTTTGGGTCAGTTTGGAGCGTGAGCTTGACTGAAGATGACAAGGTTAGGGTCCAATCAGATGTTGACTTTTCGCTTGTGCTCACCGGGTCAAATGACGCGCTAGGCTTTGGCTCAGCCTCCATCTCTGCCACCTTGGTGGGGTCTGACTATGTGGTCACAGCTCCACATGACTGGACCAGAGGATTACTTGACCTCACCAACGTCACTTATCGAATCACCAGCGCCGGCGGCGCTTCTCAATTTGAGTGGCCAAAGTTCTCAAAGGTCCAAGTTCAAGATGTCACCGTCTTCCTTAGAGATCGCTCAGCGGTAAGCGATGCTGACGCCTTCAGCCTATCCACTATTGAAGAGCTCGATCAGACAGCGGTGAGTAATGTGGGCGTGACTTGGTCAGTGACTGATGATGGCTATTGCCGCTGCTACTACCTGAGCTCACTGGGTGACATCACTTGGAACAGCGACACCTTCAGAGATACGCTAGGCTTTGAGGGTGACGAGACGCCAGCGACATCTGGCGGCTATTCAACCCTGACCTCAACTCACAAGATTGCTGGTGTCCTCATCCCATCGAGGCCATATCAAGGCCATCATCTCAACGTCGAAAATATGAGCCAATCACGCCGGCTCATTGGCGGTGGCTATGTGTCCAATCACATTGGCTCTTATGTGGTGAGCTCGCTCCTCTTTGACCTTGACGCGCTCCTTGATCAGGTCAGTGACTACCGGCACTTCTCAAACCGTTGGCTCCCTCTCTGCTCTTCAGGTGAGCGGGTGAACTTTTATCAAGGTTGGGGCGATTCGCGGCGCTCGCTGAGGTCAGCACAGGTCACAGCCTCACAGCCAGCTTATGACACTCTATACTCATCAGAGGATGATGGTGAGTATGGGAGAATCAGAGGGTCACTCCTGACCTCTGAGTTTGGCTTGGTTTATCCCGGGAGGCTCAAGCGGCGCGTTCCTGTACAAATGGAGATCGAGCATTTATGAGCAACTCATTCACCTCACCACCGGTCTTAGTGGATCCAGCGAGGACAACGGCAGGCTTGACGATTCGATCAGAGGAGGCGAGCAGGCTGGGAGATATGAGCAATTACGCGTTCGCTCATCTTGGCTGTGGCAACGTCTTAACCCAAGCTTGGGATGATGATGTCTGGCCTTTCTCACTCACCACCATGACAGACGTTTGTGAGTGGATTATCCCTCATCCCAGTGAAGAGCACGTTGAGCTTAAGTTTGTCATCATGGCTCACACCACAGCGGCAGGCTCAACCGCTAAGGTGACTGTTCAATTTCCACTCAGCGGTAACTCTTACTTTTCGACAGCCACCATCACAGACAGTGCTCGATTTGGTTCAAGCTTTAACGTGGTCACTGTAGCGATAAGCGCAGTTGAAGATGAAACCATCGCTTACGCTCGCCTCTCACTTCAAGCGGCCAGCGGCGCGGTGATTGATGTCGCTGGAGTGCAAGCGAGCTGGAGCCCATTGAGCTCACCTCTGGCAGCTCGAGCGCTTGACCAATACGGTGCTGAGGTCATCCCCTTTGGGGCTTCTCGCCTCGCCGCTGACCTTCCTCTGACCTCTCGTTTTGGTGTTGATCAGGTCAACAATATCACCCAGATGAGGAAGAGGATGAGGACGCTGCTGAGCTGGTCTGGTGTCAGTGAGAGCGACACCTACACTCTTCAAGGCGCTCTCCATAACGCGGCTGAAGGGCTAGGATCATTTGACCCTCAACTCCTCTACTCTGAGGCGGCGCTCTTCGCTGGGATGTCTGAGAATGATCTGGATGTTGACGTATACATCAAGGCCGCCAATGTGGGTGGCTCGCCGCTTATCATCGAGGTGTTTGGCTATCGCCTCTCCATCACTGGAAACGGGTGGAGCTCCTTTGGGCTTGACCTGAGATTACCTGAGATTGAGAGAGGTGTTGAGTTTAGGCTCCCCATGTATCGAGTAGGATTGGAGCCAACTCAACACAATGCTGATATACTGCTGAGTGATTCCAACAGGATCGCCACAGCGCCACACGTCACCGGCCTTTGTATTTTAGGAGTTTGAAATGTTAGTGCCTTCAGCCTACCAAAGACTTCCGAGAGTTCAGGGTTGTCACAATGGCCGCTTGCTGTTTGGAGGTGCTGTGAGTCAGATGGCCTCAGCGCTCGCTCAGCTCACCAGAGCCAAAGCGCTCAGTGAAGCTCATTATTATGTTGGGCGCGGCGTGCTCACTGTGGCCGGTGGTCGCTCTTATATTGGCTTTGGCTTGAAGGGCGCGAGCACTTACAATTTCCTCCATCAATCCAATCCAGCGGCCTCTCACATCGCGGTGATATTTCAGTACATCAGCGCTAACCATCGCAACACAGCGGTAAGAGTAGACATCGAGCTGAGAGACACAGCGGCTAACTCTTACACAGGGAATATCTTGGATTATGGCGTGAGGTTTGGAGAGACTGAGCTTGAATCATCACCCAGAAATCCTGTGGTGAGTTCAACCGGTGCTGAGCTCATAGCAGCTCCAACCAACACTAGTCCAGAAGCGCCAAGGCCGCTCTTTGTCCCTGTGGCGAATCGCGGCGAGCTGCTCAACATCTCGATGGAGGCCACCCAAGTGATACCGCTCTCAGTTCACATCTATGACCTCTTCTTAGCTGAGGTGACACCATGATTGATTCTCAACATGGGCGGCGCGTCTTCGCGCTTCAGGTCGCTGGCCTTGAATATCGCTATCACAGCAACACTCCACCAACATCGAGCAATCTGGATTCAACGATCACCACAGGAATCAATTACATTGATTTAGAAGGCTTGGTGAGTGTGAGCGACTTCAGCGCCTCAGTGGACCCCAGTGGCGGCGTTGCTGAGTATGACGCGATCACTCTCACACTGGCGATTGATAAAAGGCGCGGCGGCGTTGGTGACGCTGGCATTATCTTTGGCAGGTGTGGAGCTCGCTCTAGTGTGGTGAGGTCCCAGCTTTCAGCTTCAGCTTCTCGGGATGCTGTTGTCTTCAGCACAAGCTCTGATCTATCATCATTGAGCTTCCCTCGCCTCATGCATATAGGCGCTGAGACTGTGAGAGCGGCATCAGCGACAGCCACAACCCTTAATGTGGCGCGAAGCGTTGGAGGAACACCGCGACAAGCTCACGCTGTAGGCTTGGAGGGCTCATCAACACCAGAGCTCAGCGACACCATCACCACATTCAGAGGGCGATTGGCTAAGCTGTTCATGGCTCACCGTTATCCATCAGGCTCCACGTCAGATTACGTTGAGGTATGCAATGGATTCATCAGTGAGTCGCCTTATATTGAAGAGGGTGACACGGTCTCAATCTCAATGCTCCCTCTCACCGCTCTCATTGATACCTCATTGGCCGACAAGGGGATTGGTCAGACTCGACTCCTCCAAGGCTATCATTATTATGACGGGTTCAACGGCTCTGGCTTAGAGTACATCCTGAGAATTGGGGCAGCTCCTCAGAGCTCTAATGAGTTCATCGAGTTAGCTCCTGACACAGCCTCATCAATTACCGCGTCAACGTTTCAGCTCATCGTTAATAATCAGAGCGGCGGCGCAAATCTCCTCGATGACTTTGACCCCAGCTTAGCCGCTGGCCCAGACGCTGACGACTTCATAGAGGAGCACCCACGATTTCCCAAATTCAGGAGGCAAGAGGATTTCCAAAACTCAGATGAGGGAGTGTTCACCACAGCGCTGAGCTATAGCGCGGCGATTCCCGGCTATGTGGTCAACGCAGACTCAACGCCCAACAACGCACTCTCCGCCGGCCAGATCTCAGCGACTGATTCACTCAGGCTCAATCTTGGTAAGGCTGAGCTCAAACAACACTCGCTTGGAGTGGGTGAGGTTAAAGAATGGCCAGCGGTCATCAATGACACCTTAGAGAGTGATGGCCCATCGAGCGCTTCAGGTTATAGCGGCGGCGTTGCTAAATGGAGGCTCACGCCAGATCATCAGGTAAAAGTTGAGAAGCTCACAAGCTCACCGTTTAGCGCTCAGCTCGCCTTATTCACGACCAGATCAACACTGATATGGGCGCGTGATACTTTGGGCATTGCTCGACCAAGAGCTTGGAGCGCTGAAACCTCAACGCTTGAGCTCCCTGACGTCTCACGCTTGGTCTACCCATTCCAATATTTCATGAACACCAATGGGCGAGTCTTCCAACAGTTTGGCGAGGGCGCTCCAAGGATGTGGTTTGGTGTGGTCGCTGATGGCACAAACCTGAGCGGCTCGCGAGAACTGCCACAACCGCCGGCGGCGTATTATCAGCAGTATGAGAGCGTGATTCTGGTTGAGAATTCGCTGGGCCTTCCCAGCTCCCCAACCTCTGACCTTTATGATGTGGTCATCAGATACTACGACCTTGAAGAAGAAGCGGAGAGAGAGCAGGTCTTCACATGCACCCACGAGTCAACGGCGAGCTTTGGAGGTTCCACAGTGGGCGTTCTCCTGCACATCAGCGATTCAAACAACTTCCCTCTCAACTTCTCCTTTGGGGATTGGCCTGACCAAGATCGAGCGCTGATCTTTAGGGGTGGGCAGCTGACCAGAGAGAGACCCGGTGAGGCGTTGCTCAAACTCTTAGAGTCAGGTGGTGGCGGTCGCATCAACGGAACCTATGACACCTTGGGAGTTGGGCTCAATCTCGACTCATCCCATATTGATGAAGACTCATTCTTAGCCGTTGACTCAGCGGCCTCGCTGCCGGTCACCGGCAACCTCTTTGGGGATGGTCAAGACGTTAAGGGGATCGTTGAGGGTATCCTCAAAATGTTGGGCGCTGTGATTACTATGGCGCGTGATGAGAGCACCGGCTTAAGTCGGCTCACTTTAGTGCCAGTGGGCTTCGAGAAGAGCGCGGCCACTGTCGCAACTGTTGAGGCTGGTGATTGGATTGCTGACCCTCCACCATATTGGGGAATTTATGAAGACATCGTTACTCAGGTGGTCTTCCGGTATGACTATAATCAAGGTGAGCAGGATTATGAGAGTGAGCTGATCTTCAACAATCAAGAGGCCATCTCTCGCTATGGTGGCGAGCGCTCGAAGATCACCATTGAAGTGCCTGGCGTGAGTTCGCTGATCTTTGGGCGGGGAGCTGCTAACGCCTTCTCATACTTCCTTCCAACCTCATCGAGGATCTTCAACTTATTGAGCAATCCACTGAGAACGTGGACCGGTGAGATTGGGACTGGCCAGAGCGCCTATATGGACGTGGGCGCTTATGTCAAAGTAAGCTCACCACACCTCAGAGGCTATTCAGACTCTTATGGCGTGACTGATGGAATCGGCATGATTCGGGCAATCAGACAAAGCCTAGAGGGGGAGGGTTGTCAACTGGAGATAATCAACACTGGGCTGGCTCCAGTGAATTGGAACAGCGCGGCGCGTGTGAGCTCAATCACAAGCCCCACAGCCATCTTAGTTGAAACCAACGCCTTCACCTCATCAGGGTCTGATGTCAGCTTTTTCAGCGCTGGCGATGTCGTCCAGCATCTGCCCAAAGGTGACCAAGACAACCCAAGCGTGAGCCTCACCATTGACTCAATTTTGGGCAGCGAGATTACATTTACCACAGCTCATGGAATCTCCAACATCAATGGTACCATTGAGCCGGTGACTTATGCAGCTGCCTCCACCACTCATAGGGAAGACGCATATTTAGCCGACATCAACAACATCATCAACGTCACCATCTCAGCACAGGAGTATAACTGATATGCCAACAAAGACCCAACTTGAAGACCGCGTGACAGCGCTCGAAAACGAAGTCAGACGACTTCAAAGAGCTGAGCGCCAAGCAGCGATGAACCTGCCACAGATCAAAGAGCGCGAGCTTGATAACCCTGAGGCGAGCTGGAGCCCTGCCGCTCAGCAAGCCTTAGGCCGCGCTCTCTGTGAGTGGGATCAAGTCATCAAAGATCCCGATGCCGAGATTGACCGATATATCAGGTCAAGAGAAGGCCTTGGTTGGAGCTGGTCTGATGAGTACACAAAGAACGGCCAATTTGCTTGGTGTGGAGCGTTCGCCGCGTTCTGCTGGACTCAGGTTAAATTCCCGATTCGTCAAAAGATCTTCCCTAGCTGCTACCGGCTCTATGAGCAATGGAGCAACACGGCGCGACGAATCAAAGACCCCAGCAACATGCTCCCGGGTGACATCGTGGTTATCAGCACAGTCAACGGCGCTAAGTGGGGTGATCACATCACTCTGTGTCATGAAGCCCCAAACGGCGGCGGCTCTTATGAGGCGCTCGAGGGCAACGCGAAAGGCACACTGGGCGATGGTTCCACAGGGGAGGGAGTCATCAAGCAGACTCGACCGCTCAGCCGAGTCATGTTCGTTTATCGTGTCCTCGAGGAGGATCTAGACGTATGAGCGAGAAGAAGAAGAAACGGACGCTGGTCCAAATGTTTGGCGGTCGCAAGTCTATGGCCTTTTATGCTTGCCTCGCTTGTATGATGACCCTCGCATTAATGGACAGAGCACAGGTGCACATCCTGAGCTTGATTGATACACTGTTCTTAGTCTATGCCGGAGCGAATGTCGCAAGGGCGAGCGTTACGAAAACTGATGATAAAGAGGAGTCTTAAATGAGTAAGCTTGGAGTAAGCGACCCAACTAGCGCGGGCGCTGTGGTATGTTGCTTTGATGCCTCAGCGGTCAACAACACTGATTTCAACAACCTGACCTCAGCAAGCTTTTATGATCCCTCCACTGGGTCACAGCTCACTGACGGTCTTAAGTTCGCTTATCTGGGTGTGGCGAGCGCGAGTAAGTTTCATCTCGCGTTTAGGTCCATGAATCCAGCAGATACAGCGACTAACACCGATGGTGTCATTACATCTTTTGGCGGCTTTGACCTCGATACTCAGGCAATTGCCGCCGGTCTCAACATCACCACAGTGAGCTACAAGAAAACTGTAGCGACAGATGATTTGCTGGTTTATGCCGGCTTCAACTACTGATCGAAAGGCTTAGCTAATGGCAGTTTCTTTTTCCACACCCAGCGCGGCAGCGGCTTCAACTGACACGCTTGACAGCGTCACCACCAGAGGAAGCACAACAACAAACTCTATTCAAGTTGGTGGCGTAAACGTCGCCGGTAACTATGCCCTGCCTACCGCAGACGGGACCAACGGCCAATTCCTCCAGACTGATGGTTCAGGCTCTGTTAGCTTTGCCTCAGTGAGTGTCACCGGTGGCCTCACTTACAAGGGCAGCTATAACGCGGCCACCTCAACACCATCGCTTGTCACAGCGCTTAAGGGTGACTTCTATATCATCTCAGTGGCTGGCTCATTGGCCGGTGTTAACCTCGCTGTAGGTGATCACATCGTTTTTAATCAGAACGCGGCCAACCCAGTAACGTCAGCCATGTTTGACGTGATTGATAACAGTGAAGCCGACACGCTTGACAGCGTCACCACCAGAGGGAGCACCACTGCTAACTCTGTGCAGGTGGGTGGGCTCAACGTTGCTGGAAATTATAACCTCCCAGCGGTTGATGGCTCCAACGGTCAAGCGATCACTACCAACGGTTCAGGGACGCTCTCATTTAGCACCGTCCTCACTGATGTGGTACAAGACCCATCTCCTCAGCTTGGTGCGCCGCTCGATGTCAATGGCCAAGCGATCACAAGCGCCTCCAATGGTGACATCACGCTTAACCCTGATGGGACAGGAGAGATTCAGCTTGGTGCTGACCTCATCCCTGATGCTGACGCAACCCACACTATTGGGTCAGAGAGCGAGCGCTTCATCAGCGCTTACACAGATCTCAACGGAGCCATCAGATTCAAGGCTAAGAACGACAGCGGCGGCGTTATCAATAAGGGCCAGGTTGTCTATATCAAGGGGATCTCAGGGACGGTTCCCACTGTGGGCTTGGCTCGAGCAAACAGCGCGGCAACTATGCCAGCTTTTGGTTTGGCGTTGGCGAGCGCCAATGATCAAGCAGAGATGCAGATCATCACGTTTGGAAATCTGACAGACGTGAACACAACCACCTATAGCCTCAGCCTCAATGATACTGTGTTTGTCAGCGCGGCCACTGCTGGAGCGCTCACCAACTCAGCGCCAGCAGGTGAGGCTAACCTCATCCAGAATATTGGGCGTGTTATTCGCGCTGATGCCTCCGCCGGTATAATCAAGGTGGGCGGCGCTGGCCGAAGCAATGCCACCCCAAATCTTGATGATGGCAAGATCTTTAAGGGTAACGCCTCGAACCAAGCTGAGTCAGTCGCGCTCTCTTCTGTCGCGTTGAGCTCGCTCAATGATGACCTCAGCTATTTAGAGCCAGCAAATAACCTGAGCGATGTTAGCAGCGCCTCAGCCGCTCGAACTAACTTGGGCTTAGGGACGGCCGCAACCCAAGACATTGGCACGACTGCCAACGATGTGGTCCAGCTTGATGGTTCAGCGCGTCTTCCTGCTGTTGATGGGTCACAACTCACGAACCTCCCAGCAGCTGCTGGCTCATTATTAGCGTCCAATAACCTGAGCGATGTGGCGAACATCTCAACATCTAGAGCTAATCTAGGCTTAGGGAATGCTGGCCTTTACAACGTAGGCACAGCGGCCTCAAACGTCGTTCAACTTGATGGTTCAGCGCGTCTTCCTGCTGTTGATGGGTCACAACTCACGAACCTTCCAGCACCGGTTGAGAGCGATACACTTGACAGCGTCACCACAAGAGGCTCAAGCACCACTAACTCAGTATCTACGGGGCATCATACGCCATCGAGCGCGGGTTCATATGATTTGGGGTCAACTGTCGCTGAGTGGAGGAACCTCTACTTAGCAGACAACTCAAAGATTGTGATGGGACTGGATCAGGATGTAGAGCTGATCCATGACCCTGATGATGGGCTGATCTTGGATCTAGGTGTGGCCGACGAGTCCAATGACCCACAGCTTCAACTGAGGTCACAAACAACCGGCGCATTCGGACCACGAATGACATTCCGAACAGACAGCGCCTCACCGGCGGCTGGGGATCGAGTTGGGACATTTTTATTCCAAGGTGAAGACAGCGGCAGCGGCGCTCAAGACTATGCAGAGATCCGTGGACTTATCCAAGACCCCACAGCGGCCAATGAGGTGGGCAAGTTATCGCTATTAGCTTGGCCTTCAAGCGCTAACGCCAGAGGGCTCCATGTTCAGGGGATCCCCAGCGTAACAAGTGGCGCAAAAGTCAATATTGATCATGACGGCAACACATACGGCCTACACCTTAACAATGTGCTGGTTGAGGCTACAGCGGCAGAGTTAAGCCTATTGGACGGCGGCTCAACTGTTGGCAGCAGTATCACGATCGCTGATACTGATGGATTCATAGTCAATAACGGGGGCGTAACAAAGCTGATCCCTGCACTCGACCTCAAGACTTATGCAGGCGGCGGTGGTGGCGGTGGATCTCGAACTAGTCCCACCAGCATCACCACAACAACCACGCTCAGCGCCCCGGCGGCCTCCACGCTCGAAGAGATCTATTACATTGACAGCGGCAGCGCTGTGACGGTGACACTAGTGGCAGCGTCAACAGTGGACGGTTTTAAGTACAACTTGAAGAGGTTGGGCGCTGGAGCGGTGACCATCGCTCTAAACGGTTCAGATGTCATTGACCACTCAGGGCAGACAAGTTTCAGCCTAGCGAATCAATACGACTCTATCACGCTCGTCAGTGACGGTACAAACAACCGCTGGTTGATCATCTAATGACTTATCAGACAGATAGACGAGATCAAAAACTAGAGATGCTTGAAGTGATTCCGAGCGGCGCGCCTGTCGTCAACCAGTACTACACGTTAACCGCTCAGGATGATAACTACAGCGCCTCCTACTCGGGATCAGGGACAACTACGCTCACGCTCCCGGCTGGCCACTATTTTGCAAGGTGCACAATCTCAATCACCAGAGCAGCCGCATCACAAAATATACAATTCGAGCTTGAGCTCGATGGGGTCTCTGGTGATCGAATCGGGGTGACAGGTTGGCACAATGATTTAAAGTCTGATTACGCCGCTCATGCATTCACCTTGACGACATCTGGACAGCTCAGGGTCAAAGTATTGAATATTGAAAACAGCGCGCCAACTGTAACTTCAAACTCTAGACTATGGATATGGAGGACGACATGAGTTTTTTAACTGGTGATCGAGCAAGCCCATTTAGCCTAGTTTATAACGTCGGCGCGGCCTATGTGACAACGGGGGTCAGGTGGAACACCACAACCGAAAGCTGGGTGAATACCAACGTAGGAACTAACGGTCTAGGCTTCAGCGGTCGCGGCTTTGTCTGGTGCAGTTTACCGGGTCACTCAGGTTCAGCAGAGTTATTAAGTTATAGTGTCGGTGGAGCTGCTGAGCCTCAATACTCATGGGGCAGCTGCTTTAAGGGGAATGTAACAGCCAGATCAGTGAGCGACGATTGTTCTTTCAGTATAGGCAACAGCACCGAGTTTAGAATCAAGTTCTCTAATCTTCCACAAACGGCCTTATTCTCTACGCTATATTCTCGATGTGGCATCATTAGATTTGCGAGGACGTAATGACATATATTCCGGCAAATACAACGGGGGAGACAATCGCGGTTCCTGCTGGTTTAGCGGTGGTTCCTTCGGCAACTAGCGCCAGTGGTCAGACCTTAGTCACAGGCAATAAGGTTAATCTTGGCTCAGCCTCAGCATTGGAGGGAAGCTGGACACCCTCAGTATCTGGTGACATCATCACCCTTCCGGCGGGTTATTATTACTACCTCGAGGCGGCTCAACAGGGCTATCATGTGGGCTCTGTGCTTACCACTGGCTATCTAGAAACTCAGTGGTATAATGAGACCTCAAGCGTCAGTATTGGGACTATCGGCCTGCTACATATGACAGTTTATGAAGATTCGGCGCTTACATCGTATGATGAGGTGGCTTGCGCTTTTATTGACGCGGTGAGCGCCGACGTCGATGTCAGCGTAAAGATTGGCAATTTCGCTATTGTTGACACTATCAATAACACGAGCGCCCAGAATATATATGCAGGGTATGGGCGGCAGTTAATTTGGAGGTTAGACCCATGATGCAATTGATTCAAGATGAACGCCTAAGACTCGGCGCTATTGTGATTGGTATTCTCTTCTCAATCGCGTTTGTCTCTTATTCTATCGGCGTATATGTGGGCAGCTCCTCAGCGCTCGCCACAGCGGCTATCGAAGAGAGCAAGCTTGTGATTGAGATCAGCGGTCTTAAGGAGCAGTTGAAGAAGGCCAGAGCTGAGAAGGTCCAAGCGGCTGTGAAAGGCTCAGGTCAACAGGTGATCGACTGTCAAGCCACCTGTGCTAAGGAGGTCAACGCGGCGCTTGATGTGACTGCTGAGCTTCTCTGTCAGCGCTTCGAGGACATGCAGAAGAAGAAGAAGGAGCCCGAATGAATCTATTGATCTGGCTCATCCCTTGGACGCTTTCAGTAGGGGCTAATGAAATCTGGATGGGACGCAATGAAGAGAAGGTGGTGGCTGAGCTCATCGAGCTCGAGGGCCGCGCTTTCATGGCGATGCCTGTTCGTGAGTTCGTGAGGGTCAAGCGCAAGGCAGAGAGCGCGACGGGCTATTGCTCAAGCGCTGTTGAAGCCGCTGCCAAAACTGCTCATGAGGAGTGTCTCACCCAGATTAGCGAAGCGGTAAACTTAGAGAAAGCGTCACGAGTGGAGGACCGGCGAACCATTGAAGCGCTTCAGCTTGCGCTCGAGCGTGAGCAGATCCAGAGGGCAGATCATGAGGCGTTTGGCAACACTATGACCTGGGTGACTGTGGGGGTTGGCGCTGTCGCTGTGGGAACGTCCTTAGCGCTTATTGTTAGTCGCGTGAAGTAAGCAAGCTGTACAATAAGGCTTAGGTTCACCCAGTGTACAAGTTGTACACATCTGAGCGCGCCAGAGTAAATGCAGGGAATAGCGGCGCTCAATTTGCTCTGGTGTGTGGTCTGGCCAGAGCTTGGCGTAAGCGCTGAGCGCCTTGGCCTTCTCGCGCCCAAACCACTTCCTAAGGTGATAGTCACGCTCATAAGCGCGCTTCGCCTCTTTCTGGGCCGGTGTCTTTGTTTGGCTTCGCTTGCGCGCTCTCCGGCGGTCTGCCGCTCGATGTCTCTCGCGCTGTTCTGGAGTTTGCTGAGCTCTCCATTGCCGTTCATATATTCTCTGGCGAGCTCTAAAGGCGGCGTGTTTTTCAGGGTCTGCCTTCATTGCCCTATACCAGTCTTTGTGGCCGCGATTAACTTGCTCTCGATATTTCTCATCTGAGCGGTAGCGTCGCTTTGCTCGAGCGCGAGCCTTTGCCTTGTCGACCTCAACTTGCTCTGGGCTCCTATTGGCGCGTCTGACCCGCTCTTGCTCTCTCCTCTTCGCCCTAAGCGCGTCAAGCTCTTCTTTGCTCATGCTGGCGCGCTTCAGCTTTTTGTGCTCTCGATCCCTTTTGCGCTTCTCTTCGATTTGCTCAGGGGTCATCTTGGCGCGGCGCTTGCGCTGTTGGGTTGCATTAGCCTTGGTCATTGGCCTTCCTGTTTCGGGACTTAAGCATATACTCCCTGTGACGCTTGCGAAACACCTCGAGCTCTTCTTCACTCATTCTGGCGCGGCGCTTGCGTTGATACTCGCGCTGATACTCTCGACGTCGAGCGCGATGATCCTCGAGCTGCTCAGGGGTCATCTTGGCTAGGCGCCTTTGTCTGTACTCGCGTTGCTTTTCGCTAAAAGCAAGTCGCTCCTCTGGAGACATGGCGGCATATCTGGCGCGATTAAACGCCCTGACCTCAGCCTTCTCCTCTTCGGTCATATTGGCTCTGACTCGCCTTGAGTACTCGCGATACCTGGCGAGCGTTGCCGCTCTCTTCTCTTCGGGTGTCTTAGGTTCGGTCATTGGTCTTGGCTTTACGTTCGCGATAGTATTGGCGCAGATACTCTCGCCGTGCTTCTCGTTGCTCTTCTGTCTTTTCACGGTGGTACCGGCGCTGCTTTTCGCGCCGCGCCTCGAGCTCTTCTTCACTCATCCTGGCGCGGCGCTTGCGTTGATACTCGCGCCATGCTTCCCGTTGCTCTCCTGTCTTTTCACGGTGGTACCGGCGCTGCTTTTCGCGCCGCGCCTCGAGCTGTTCTTCAGTCATGCTTGCACGGTACTTCCGTTGGTACTCGCGCCGCGCCTCTCGCTGTTCTTCAGTCATGTTTGCATAGCGCAAACGTGCTCTTTCATTATAGCGCGCTCGCTCCTCTGGAGACATAAGGGACCATCGAAGACGATTAAACGCCCTCACCTCTGCCCTTTCCTCTTCGGTCATATTGGCTCTGACTTGCCTTGAGTACTCGCGTTTTTTGGCGAGCGCTGCCGCTCTCTTCTCTTCGGTCATTTGTCTTTCAGCCGTGGAGCTTGTCTCCATCGAGTAACGACTGGACATAATCGTAGGCGCTCCAGTCGACCGGGCTCATCTGCTTGAGCACTTCAATTGCCTTCTCCCGTCGCTCCTTCAGCTTGATGCTTTGGGCCAAGCGCAGAGTCTCCATCCACGCTCCATGAGACATTCTTGGGCCAAACCACTTGGGGAGCATATACTTGAGGATGCTGAACTGGTCATAGAGGTTCTGATGATAGGTTTTGACTTGATCCATAGTGCCAGTGAACCAGTCGTTTGGAATGCTGGCGTCTCTCATTGATCGAGCGGCCAAGCGTGAGTAGAAGAGCGCCTCTTTTTGCTCTGGCGTTAATGATGTGGGAGAGTCCACCATATGAGCGATCAACTCAACGGCGTCACTCAGCTCAAGGCCCCATCCCTTGAGCGCCTTTTGCCACCCATCTTCCGTGCTGAAATCATAGAGCCGATTGGGCTCCTGCTGAGGCTGCTGTTGCTGCTGAGGCTGCTGTTGCTGTGGCCGTGGAGCTGCTGAGCGCTGTGGCCGTGGAGCTGCTGAGCGCTGTGGCTGTGGAGCGGCTGAAGGGGGAGCCTCACCGATAGCTTGAGCCACCACGCGCTCTCTCTCTTGGTCACTGAGGTTTGAGTTTTCTGCAATCTCATCAGCGCCATAAATGCCGCTGACCGCGTCAGGGAACACAGCTCGAAGCGCCATCGTTACGACGCGACTCCTCAGCATCTGCATAGGCATTTTCTTCCAGGTGTGGCCGCGCTGAGTCAGCCCCATTTGGTTTGCCATATCAATGGTGAAGGTGAACTCATGCACAACCTCTTCAGGCTCATCAGTTCGAGCGGTCTTGAGTGTGCAGTGGGTCGCGTCCCAAGAGGTCACCTGAATATAGCGACAGAGCCCAGAGCGCCTCACGATGCCGGCCATAGGATCAGCGCCAAGGGTGGGCTTCCCTTGGATTACTGATCCCTGTTCAGAGAGCATCCCAAGCTCACCGTCAAAGTGATGGCCAAAAGCTGCATGGAGGATAATGAGTTCATGGGTCTTTCGCTGATCATTGTTGGCGAGGAGTGAGGCCATATTAATCGCCTCTTGTACATTTGCGGGATTCCAGATAGTTTGTTTCATGGTGGCTGTGCCTTTCTGTTGGGGGGTGGGCCTTCTCGTGGGTGGGCCTAATATGACAGCGGGGTTGCAGCTGCCGACTTAATGGCGGGTTCTGTGATGGCTTGGGGG